TTTCTTTAGATGTCGCTTGAGACATAACATTTAAATTTTTATTTTCTTCTTGAACTTTTTTAGCATAGTCAATTGCTGCTTGTTCACGTCTTTCAGCTTCACGCATTTTACGTGTGAGTTTATCAATACGTCTTTTTACAGATTGAGAATACTCTTCAAGTTCTTCTTCCTTACCTTCTTGTTTAGGTGCTTCTTCAACTTGAATTTCAGGTTCTGTAACCTTTTCAGTAGGTGTTTTCACAGGAGCAACAGGGCGGACTGTGGTGTCCGCTACTCTATGAATGTTACGTGATGTACCAACAGTTTGTGGTCGTGGTGACGCATCGCGAAAATTGGTGCCAGCCGACGGTTCCCCGTAAGGTCTTGCCCCTTTTTTGTATGCGTCTGCTCTTTCATATCCCATGTTGAACTCCTATGAAAACTACCCCTGTGCCGTCAAATTATGCAGGTGTGATACCGTACATGTAGCCTTGACGTGCGCGATTGCTCGTTGTTAACTGGCCGTAGCACAGTAGCTGTGAGAATACCGCATCTTGGTTGGTTGGGCGCACGAACGGGGTTGGTTTGAACCATACGTCGCTGTGGGCTACCAACTGAAGGTACTTGGTGTTAAGCATATACATTTTGCCTTCACCTAATAGAGTACCATCAAATGTTACTGGACATCCCTTGAAAAGAAGGTTCTGGAACCCACCGTCAGCCATGTCGGTGTCGGTGTACCTGATCTGTCCTTCAAGAAGACCCTCGTATGTTTCATACTGGGTTTGTCCTGTGATGATGATTGTAGGCTGGTCGTTACCAACTGAACAATCATTGTAGGTTTTAGCCATTTCAGCTTGAGTAAGAGCGCCACCTACGTTGTTAACTTGTGATCTCCACCACGTGTTATCAGCGTCTGTTGCGTCGATACCAGCTAAAGCTGCTGAACCGTCATCGTTGCCTAGACCGATTAGAGCCGATAGACCCATCCAGTCTTTACCACCATTGCCTGTGCTGTTACCGAAGAACATGGTGTTCATGTTTTCAATAATTGTTTCTTGAGTTTGGAAAATTTTTCCTTCAAGAAGGTCAATGATTTGTGCTTCGCCATTGTTTTTGGCTTCTTCAATACCGTTGATTGTTACTGTAGCAGCGTACTGTTTCCAGTCGTACTCAGCGGCTGTGATGCCTGTCTGAGCAGTCGTGGCTATAGTATCAGTGCCTGAGTAAGAACCAGCGGTTGAGTTTGTTCCATAAATAATTGGAACGACGATCTTCGCACCACCTGAAACACGCCTGATTGTCTGACCATTTGTCAAAGCGTAGAACAGTGGTCTAGCCGTGAAAATGTTATCAGTTAATTTCGGGACATAGTTTTTCAGCGTGGTTGAGAGAATCTCGTCAAAGTTAGCGTTTCCTGCCGCCATTTTGTTTTACCTCACTAATAGTTTATCTATCCGCAAGTTCCCGTTTCGCTTCAGCGTAAGCTTCACGAAGCGAGCCAACATTTTTAGGAGTGGTGTTTGTAGACGAACCAGTTTGTTTAGAACCCGTCGGTTCAACAACACCTGCGTCACGTTTAGCTTCAGTGCGTTCCTGTTCTTTTTCCAGTTTCTCTGCCCGATCAGCAACATCCCCGTACCGCATGTGTGTTAACGCAGCTTCCAGGTTGCCTATCCGATTGCTCAGAGCGTGTTGGTAAAGTTCAGACTCGTCAAAGTCGCCGTACCTCTCTTTTAAGTTGTCAACTTGCTTTTCCATTTCATTACGTCTGTGTAAACGATCTTGGGCTTCCAACCTTGCTTCCAACTGGGCTAAACGCTGCGTGGTTGGATCCTCTGCCTCATAGTCCGAATCGTAAGATCCGTCTGGTATTGGCTGATTATCAACCCCGAAAGCGTCGCCTAAAGCTGTTAGCGTGCCTGCTGGATCTGACTCCAGTGCGGCAACTATCGCTTCTGCCTGTTGCAATCGTTTACGTTCGGATGCCAGTTCCTGCGTTTTACGGGTGTAATCCGACTGTCTCTGGTATCCATCCCGAAGCTCATCGAGGCTGACCTCTTGCTGCTCCCCATCCACTTTCACGGCATAGGTGTCGCCAGTAGGTTCCTCTTGAACCTCAACTGAAGATTCTGGAGTGTCCACTGTTTCAGCGGATTCCGTTACATCTTCTTCCATATTCTGTTTTCTCCTTTGGAGTCCTAAGGGTTGCTCCTATAATCACAGGATTTAGTGTCCCATGAAAACTGTTACAAAGCGCCTAAATCCATTCCCATTTGACCTTGGAGTTGAGCTAACAACTCTGGGGGAACGCCGCCTGTTGGCGCAAAAGCGCCTAAATCTGGGTTTTCAGGGATGGGCGCTTGCGCCCCCCCGAAAGGGTTAAGCACCCCGCCTGATTCGGTTTGAGCCGCTTCAAGATCTTGAGGTGTTTGTTGCCCTGGTTGTATTAAGAACTTGTCAGGGTTTTTAACCCCAAAACCTGTCTGTAACACGTATTTAGCTAAAGCAGCAGGGTCAATGACCACACCCACCAGCGGGGCGACAGCGTTCATCAACGACACTGCCTGCTGTTTTCGTATAGTTTCATTCATCGGCTGAGTTGACCCGCCTTCAACAGAGAAGTCGTACTCGCCTATAATGTCGTCGCGTTCAAACGGAACGAAAAGATTCTCGCCGCCACGATCAGCGACCTGAGCCATCTGTTCACCAGTCATGAACTGTTGCATCAACTGGATGACACGACGTGCTAAGTGACCTATACCTATTTCAATAATAGCTAGTTTGTCCGCAGCTCTAGCGTTCTGAGCATCAGCGATAATGGATGCTTCAGTGGCTGTGCGCCTAATTTCAGGCATTGAACCACGGGCGTATTCTGACACGCCTGACACAGTGTTAATGTCTTGTTCAATAATAGCGGAATAGTTGTAAATCTCAGGAGACAAAGGTGTTTGAGGCATTGGTATAACAACCTCGTTCAACGACTTGTTTTCGTCTACAACAGGCACAAGCCTGCCATCTTCATCTGCTTCTAAAGCTTCACGGCCTTCAGGGCCGAAAGATCTTTCGTGGAACAAATATTTGCGGGCGTAACGTTTACGTGCGTTAACCAACTGGGAGCGTGTTTTATCTAATTCCTCTTGGAGAGATTCGATAGCTTCCAGATCGCCCATCGGATAGAAGTAATCGGGTACATCGTAGTTGCGTAACATGACGAAAGGCTGCCCATAAGCATAAGGCATAGGTATCGGATCAACTAAAAACTCCTCACCGTTCTGAGCTAACACACTCATCTTGTTGTTAACAATGTCATAAAATTCAAAAATGACTGTTCTGTCTACAATGTCTTGCAAATACTGGTCTTGCTGCTCTCTGTCAGTGGGGGTGAACATAGGGTTCAGAACAGAATCGGCACCAAGGTTTTTGCGTGCGGAAGCTTTGTAACGTTTGTCTTTTTTAGCTTCTTCTAAAGGTCGGATTATGCGTTGACATATCCACTGTGCATCTTCTAAACAGGTAGCTTCAGGGTCTATGTAAATGTCGTAAGGAGATACTCTTTCAATAAAAGGCTGATCTTCAACGACCATCATCGCAGTGTCAGGGATGCTCGCAGCCATCTGCTCATCTGTAGGCAGATCGCCTGCCATTTCAGGGTTTTCCATAGCGAACATGTCTGTTTCACCAACAGCGTCTATTAACAGTTCGTCACGTTCAGTGTCGCTAAGGGTGCGTTCTTGTTCAACGAAATTCCAACCTACTTTCAACCAGCCGTGACCGAAGATAAGAAAATCTTTAACGGAACGGCGGAAAGGTTTACGGAAATCGTGATGCCTCCACAAATGGTTAACTACAGCTTCAACGAAAGCCGCTCTGTCTTCATCTTCAGGCTGGTTGGGGGTGACAACTATTTTAGGGTGGTTAACTGAAACAGCGGGAGCTATAACGTTAACAGTTGAGAAAGCTAAATTAACTGCGATCAGATCTTCGTTGCTGATCGTCGTGTTAGGCCAATGTTTCCCACGGTACAGATCAACCATGCGTCGCCACAACTGGTCATAACCCATATCATCACGCCA